GTTTATTCGGATGGAAACCCCAGAACTTTATTTTGCTAGAGGGAAGTTATAAAACTGCCGGTGATGTGTTTCAGTCCCAAGCATATCTAAAACCTCGTATAGGTGTTACATGGAAGACTCCAATCCGTGATGGTCTCATGAAGACCACAGATTCTACAGCTAAGATGTGCTATATGCTGTGGAATTGGGGTTTCCCTTTGTATAAACCTCAGTCATCTCCGGAAATGACTGCGATGGCTTGTGTCTTACGTTTAGGTGTTAAACCTGCTTATGAACCTTTGAAACGCGATAAAGGTTCTAAGCTCTTAGCCGGTTTGAACATCGTTGACTGTTTACGTTTATTGGGTACTTATAATAAAGTTACTCCGCTTGACACGAGCCCTGCTTTTGCTTTACCTCTTTTCCCTAGACAGATGGTCATTCTCGATTCCGTAACTCGAGCCCACGTAGATTTTCGGAGAATAATGGTGGCCGACTGTAAGAATAAGAAAAGGCGACTTTTCCAATTCGAAGAGATAGAGCGATTGCATGATTCTTTGCCTGTTCAGACTGTCTTCACAAAGACTGATGAGTATTTGTTCGAAGCTAAGCCTAGAGTAATACATGACTCTGTTCCTGATGCTTTTTGGGAATGGCGTTCAATACTCCAACAAATGAACCACATTTTTGGTAGTCGCCGTCATTGGTGTGCTAACATGGGTGCGGGGGTGTTCTTTACCTATGGTGGTTGCATGACGCCATTAGATAAGGCCGAATACCGTTGGAAGATTGATACTCAAGGTTGTTCTACTTTGGATACAAATCAGTTCATCTTAGTAGGAGGCGACGATGTTCATATCGCCGTTTACCGAAAAGGAGTCTTGTGCTATGAGGAAGAAATTGATATCACTAAATGTGACCAAAGCCACACTCGCATTTCTGCTTTTCTGTTTCAAGCAGGGCTAGTGCGGTTCTTTGGTGCTAGTCAACAGATCGATGACTTCTCTCAATATGTCTGGTCCAGTATGATGTGCAAGAATACACATTATAATGGAGTTTGGTTGAAGACTGGAGTTCCTGAAACTACCTGGGTTAATAGCATGGTCATCGGTATGGTGGCTTGTTTATCTAAGGTAGTGGGGCAAGTCCAGTTTAAAGACCTTGACATGGAACGGTTTTTCCAGGCTTTTGGATTTGACGTTAAATATAGCAGGGTGGCACCGTGGAGAGGTACGTTCCACAAAGGTTTTTGGAATCCTATTGGGGACCGAATCCTTTGGGTACCTCTACCTAGTCGCTTTGCAAAATTTGGAACCGCTGTGAATGATGGTGCTCACAGCCTGTTTACGCACGTTCAACATGTGCGCGAAGTTGCCTTTGGCTGGAGGAGTATGCCTCTCGAACCTATCTTTGGTAGAATGGTTTGGGGGAGAGCAGAACCTCTGAGTGAAAAACTCATTATCCCTGATATGGGGAGTGCTTATGGGTGGCAGGACGCACATCGTTGGGACGTACCATCTCCACAGCTCGCAGCAGAAGACTTCCTTGCGTTTTACAGCGACAGATACCGAATAGGAGCGGACGAATTATATGAATTGTTGGAGTTTATTGATAAACTTCCAGACGAACCTTTGTATTGTTATAATCCGTCTCTACAGAAAATTTATGTTCGGGACTGTTGTTGTGATACCCAGGAAGACTACGAGCTTTGGTTGGTGAGGACGGTTTAATAAGACTATTAGTTGGCGTGGGAGTCGAAATTTATAGTGTAAATTTGTTATTATATTGTATTATTATTGTTTATAAAGGTAAATCCCTTTCTCGTTAAATTATCCTCTTTTCTCTCTTTGTTTTAAATTTGTAGATATGTCCGAATTCAATGACAAAGCTTATATGGTAAGTAAGCATACCGAATCTGCTTACGCTTTGCTTCAGGCTGCTTCTTTGCCTTACGAAGCTTTTGCTGAGACCTCTGAAATAGCTGTCCCTAGTTTATTTCCGGGTCCTGAGGCCCAATTGACCGATACTATCACTACTGAAGTACGGGTGGACCCTCTCTTGAATGGTTTCATAGAGCTCTCTTGTGAGCCTATGGCGCCTCTCTATATGACTATAGGTGAACCTATGTTGCCTACGTCAGATGATGCTGGAGGTTCTGCTTTATTTCAGTTTAATGGTCCTGGTGCTGGCACGTTTCTCGGTGGTGACCTTGAGATAGTCAGTGCTAAAATTAAGTCATTGGGTGGAGGGTTGGCGGAATTCCCTCTTATTATCCAAACAGCCTTTACGGGAACGTTTAGGTTGATCCGCAAACGGCTAAAGATTTTCCCTACCTTCAATGCGAATATTGAATACACCTTTGGTGGTGGGGTTTGGCTTCCTGTAGGTGTATCCCTTTTGTTCGACGAAATTTCTGTTAACATAAATCTTGGTACCTTGCCTGTTGGTGTGGTGGCCTTAAGGATAGTCCTCGAATCGGTCTATCCCTTTTATGGACAACAAGAGCTAGAATTGGCATTTCAGCCCGATTCTGGCACCTATCTATTTCCGAACGCTTGGTCTACTTTAAAAGCTTCTCAGTGGCCCTTTATTAAGGAGCTGCCCCCCTCAGAAGCTTTTCGCAGAATTGCCTGCGACCTACTTGTAACTTGGACTGGGTCGACTTTAGATAACGGAGGCAAAATTGCTTCTGCTTTAGTCCCCGCTCCTTTCTCCCCTACTCTGAATCCTTATGATTCTGTAGCTAGTTTGAGAGCTGATCGTTACGATGGTCCCGTGAAAACAGGGACGTCAGTAACTTGGAGGCCCTCTAGCTACGCTGATTATGACCGAATGAACGTCGGGAATTTTAGTCGTGCATCCTTGAAATTGGTGTGCGGCTATAACTTCGCTGTGAGTTCCGGTTCCGCTCGACTACGAGCTTTTGGTATGTTCGGTTTTACTTCTCACAACCCAATCATTGGTAGGCAGTTATGGACTACTGTCATAACTCCTGCCATGATGGAGGCTCTTGCTATTTATTGGCAAACGCATCCTGCGTGTACAAGTAATGCTGAGCATAAATTCTTGAAAGCTCTTAAGGGGGTCGGGAAATTTGGCCTTAAAACGCTGATGGAACAGGACGATAAGCTTGCCGCCTTAGCTATGGCTATGGGCCAGCCCGAAATTGCAGCTGCCGTCAAGGGCGGTGCAACTTTGGCACGTAATGTGAAAGCCAGCAGGCAGGCGAAGAAGAGCGTTGCTCTTCCTAACGTCGTAGTTCGGAAAAACCCTAAGTAATGTTAGGTTGTGATTCAAGTAGCGAAATGCTTCCTCCTTGGGTCGATTTTTGTCCCCAAGTGAGACTCCTTCAACGGAGAGTTCGCTTGACGCAAGCCGTATAATTTGCGTCTAATAAATTTGTT